GGCCTGTTCAATGCGGCGGCGGTGAATCGCCAGCCGGGCGGCGGAAACCAGCCCAAGGAGAAGACCTGCCAGCGCCAGCTTTTCACTGACGGTCATCACTCCCACGCCGGTCACCACGCCAGATGCCAGAAAAGTGATGTATTCGTTTATGCGATCCAAGGTCATTCCCATAACTGGACGGTTGCCCGTTCCACCTCGCTGGTTATCACGGGCATTTCGATCTCCTGCCCGGCGTTCAAAAATATCTGGTTGCTCAGCCCCGGATTGGCTTCGAGTACCTTCTCCGTGACGCCTGTGGTTTTGCAGTAATGGCGCCAGCAAAGCTGATCAACCGTGTCGTTTTGCAGCGCCCTGACTTTCATCAGAACAGCTCCGCATAAATACGGGCTTCTTCCCGAATGTCAGCGATGCTCCAGCGCCCGTCTCGCCAGAGATCGTCGATCTGCCGGTCCAGGGCTTCTGCATCCTTGTCACCCTTTGGCGTGGTACTAACGTCCCTGTATCCCTCCAGCACGCTGGCGCGCGTAAAGGAGTAGACCGCACGCCGGAAGCGGTAAACTTTTGCGCTTTCACCGTTAATCAGCTCGACGGGGTCACCGGCAGACGTCAGCAGGACAGAGGCCAGTGATTCAGCACCTTCTGCCTCCCGTTGCCTGCGCCAGTCCTTCAACTGGTCCGCAACATGCAGCGCGGCCTCAGTCGCCATGTGCATCAGCCGGGAGGTCGTAATATCCCCGGCGATGCGGGCAGCGAGGCGCAGATCGTGGAGTTTCACTGTCGGCCAGAATGTACTGACGGTGATCTGCGCGCCGCCGTCATCCACGTCCGTCACATCACTGTCGGCGGGTCTGACTGGACGCTGTGCGATAAAACTCATCGACGTTTCTCCGGTAGATCAGGCGGTGGGCGTCCGGTAAAAAGACCGTATAACGGGCAGATCGCCGGGCGCGCCGCCTGTGGCGCGGGGCCAGTTCGTTACATTCAGGCATTTGCTCTGGCGGCGGCTTTCGTGGTCTTCTTTGCCGCCGTTGTGCGGCTGGCTTTTCTGGTGCCGGTCGCCGCTTTCGCCTGCCTGCGTGTTCGTGTTGTTTTTTCTGCTGCGGGTGGTTCAGCTGCCGGCGCCTCAACTGCGGAGGCCTCGCTAAATACAGCGCTGGTCTGCGGTACCTTTTTCAGAGCGCTGACCAGAGAGGCGATCTCTCGCTTAACGCCTGCGCCAGGGTTCAAGCTCATGGCTTCACGGAAGAGTTTTAACGCCTCGCCTTTCGTCTCTACGTCTTCGGTAGCGCGTCGGCAAAATGCCTGAACCTTGCATAGCTTCGCGCGGACCTCATCGGGCATATCGCTGGCCCCCACGATCCCGGCTAACTCATCAAGCATGGTGATATAGCCGGACAGGTCAGCTTCGGCGTCCGTGGTGGCGAGGTTCAGAATGGGATTACAGATTTCCTCTGCCAGCACCGTAGCGGCCGATCGGCGGTAGTTGTCCTCCGGCATGCTCAGGCCATGCTTAACGACATAGCGCCCGATACGCAGTGCCAGCGGATAATCAAAGCAGTCCGCGGCCCACACCATCAGCGTGGAGATAACCGGATCCGCGCGTCCGCTGTCACCTTCGATCGTCCCGTCAATCCACCCTTGAAACTCCGGGAGAATGCTGGCTTTCACAGCGGCTTTCGCCTGCCTGGACTGGATCTGACTTAGCGAGGATTTATGCATGCGCAGGCGAAAGAGGATCTGCTCATGCGCGGTGCGCGTCTCTGCATCCCGCTGATCGCTGCCGCCCCGCCTCTCTGCCATGACCTGCTGGAAGTGTTTTTGTGCTGGTGTAAGCATTCGTTAACTCCTGGCGGGCTCGTTGCCCGCCTGGTTGCGGTTATTATCAGGCGAATGTCACGCCATCGATCATGGCAATCATGCCGTACTCTTCAATGACATAGTCGTCATTGCTGGACTGATAGGTCGCAATACGGTTGTAGTGCGGCTCTTCCCGGATAGAACGGCGCAGGGAGCCTTTCTGGTAGTACACAGAGAGGTTTTTCAGGTTGGTGATTAACACCACGTCTTCCGGGATCCCCGGTACAAACACGGTCGGCAGGCCGCCGATTTTTTCCTGGCTGACAATCAGCTGCGCAGCCAGCAATTCGGTATTCGGGTTGGTCTGACTGAGTGCGTTGACTTTTGGCAGGTTCACTTTCAGCAGCAGATCGGAAGAGAGCACGGTGACCAGGCCAGGGGTACGGCGGAACCATGGGTCCATGAGGCTGTGACGAGCATCGAGCACGGCGGCGTCAATATTGCCGTAGGTGCCTGATGCAATTACCGCGTTGTTCTCATCGCGGGAGGTCAGCGTGATGCCTGGCATAATGCGCTGTGGTGCTTCATCGCGGATCTTTTGCAGCCAGCCCACGCCGCAATCCTGCAATAACGGATACGCCGTGCGATCGGAGTTTTCGGAGTAGTGCGTGCCATTGAAGCCAACCATCTGGCGATCCAGCCCCAACTGACGGGCCATGGCATTGCTGATCAGCGACTGAAAGTCTGGGTGACCGGCCCACGCATCCAGCTCCGCATAGGAAAGCGCATAGTCGTAGTTGGTTTTGCGGCAGTGGTAGTTCTGCGGCTCTTTGTTATGGTTCGGCGCTGGGTTGCGGCGGTTGGTGCCGTCCGAGCTGTTGTTGGTGCTCGCCATCGGCCCTTTACTGCCGATCTTCACTTTCTGGCCTTCCTGCTCCTTAACCCCAAAGTGGTTAACCTGCTTCATAAAGTCGTCCGACTCCATGGCAGCCTGTTCCAGCTTTTGCTGAATAGTCGGGTCAACGCTAAAGCGATTGGCAACAGCTGAAGGTGAAACGCCATTCAGTTGCGCCTGACGCACAATATAATTATCAAATAGTTCGCGGGTCTGGTTTTCCATGATTACCTCTTAAAATTCTGCAAGCTGGGTGCTGCTGGCGCCGGTCGCCGCCGGCCGCGCGCTGTAATTCTCTGCAGGCTGGTTCTGAAGTTGACCACGCAAGGCGTTGAGTTCACTGGTCAGTTGCTTGATATCCGCTTTATCCTGCTGACGTTCCTGCTTCAGGGTGCTTAACTGGTCAATCTGGTCGCCCTGTGATTGCGCCACAGCTTCAACAACCTGGTGCAGCTGGCTGAAGCGCTGATCGTCAGTTTTCTGGCCCTTATTCAGAATGCCCATCATACGGTTGAACCAGTTGGCCCCCTCTTCACTGCGCTGGGCTGCCAGCTCGACCACTTCGGCCTCCAGCGCATCAGAGAACAACGGCGCCTCAACCTGTTGGTTGTTGAAGGCCATCACCTGCACACGCTGCTGGGCGGCAAATTTGAGACGCTCAGTCCCCAGGCTTGCCGGCGTGTCTGTCATCGCAAGGCCAACCACGTACGCCTTACCGTTAAGAGCAAATTGCGGATGCAGCTCAATGCTGGAGTAGACTTTTTTCCCGTCATCAGTGAGCTGCTTCATACGCGTTGATGCGTCGATTTCGGCATACAGTGCAGTGCGACCAGAGAGCGGACCGTCAGTGATGTCTTCAACACTTAATGCCGCCACATCCCCCATAGCGCCGAAGTCACTGCCCGGATACGGGGAAAGGTAGTGCTCGACATTCACGCGGGCGCCGTAAACATCGGGATTGTAGTTAGCCGCAGCGTCGCGAAGGTGTTCCGGGCGGATCTCGCGCCCGTCAACCGTCGCGCCAGAAACCGCAACACGGAATTTTTTACGGGCTGGTTTAGTGGTGCTGGCCATGTCGTTTATCCTGTTGGTTTGTGTCAGTCGCAGCATCATGGCATTGCGTAAAAGCCCCGCGCCACGCGGTTTTGTTGTCGGAGAACGCCCAGACCTGAAACCCCGCGCCGCCGTGATCGCGCGCGGGTAATCTCCCTGCTCAAAAGGGGGTGTGAATGATTCAGGATGCGTTTATTCGATTGCGGGCTAAGCAGCTCTACTGGCAGGGGTATCCGCCCGCCGAAATATCCCGGCTGATGGGTATCAATTCCAATACAGTGTATTCGTGGAAAAAGCGTGATGAGTGGGACGAAACGACACCGATCAAACGGGTCACGCAATCCATTGACACCCGTCTCTGCCAGTTAAGTGCAAAGGACAATAAAACCGGTGGCGATTTCAAAGAGATCGATCTGTTAAC